CGGTGGGTGGTGGGCGCGTCGAACGGCCCGAGGACCTCGAAGCGCTCGCCGAAGCCGGTCAGCCCGGTGTTCTCCAGGTCGCCGTACTCCTGGGTCTCGAGCTCGCCATAGGTGAACGATTCGAGGTTCTGATACTCGGTGCCCACGCCCACGTCGGCGATCGGCGGCAACGCCCACACCAGGTCGGGCGTGATCAACCCCTGCGACGGGGCGTAGGCCTGCACGTAGCGGTGCTTGTCGGTCGCCTGCACCGCTTGCGGCCGGTACAGCGGGCGATCGATCAACTGGTCGGTCTGGGGAATGCCCGATTCGATCGGGTACGCGTGGCAGAACAACTGGCTCACCGTCGAGCCGCCCATGGCGCGCACGTCGTAACTGTCCGGACCGATGTACGGGCCGGCCTCGACACTGAAGGTGGAGCGGTAATTGGCAAGTGTCGGCATATCTCCTCAGGGCGTCTCCAGTGGCGGCGCCACGTCGGCCTCGGCCGGCGCGAGCTCGGGCGCGTGCGCAGCCGAGGCACCCACCAGCGAGGGCGCGGGCGCGTGGGCCACGCCATTGGCCAACACCGGTGGCGTGCCGAGCCGCAGGACCACCAATCGCGGCGGTGGCAGCACGAGCCCACCCACAAGGCTCGGCGAGCTCGTGCGCGGGACCCAGCTCAGCACCGGTGGTGCGGACGGCGACCCGGTCGCCAGCGCCGGCGCACGAATCGCGGGCTCGAGGTCCAGCATGGGTGCTTCGCCTGGCGGCACCGGCTCGAGCGGGACCGGGCCGCGGTGCACCGCTATCTCGACACTGACCGCGGTCGAGACGCCCGCGGCGACGGTGATCAGGTACGTGTTGCCCGTCGGACGGAACACGGCCGCGAGGCTGGCGGCAAGCGCCTGGCCGAGCGCGACCACGACCTGGTAGGTGCGCGTGCCCAGACTGAAGGTCAGACTTGCCAGTTGCGACTGGGTGAGCGCGCGCTGCAGACGGACCTGGCGGAGCAACGCGATGAGTTGTGGTTGCCCGAAGCCGACCGTCAGGCCCACCTGCTTTGTCAGAGCGAGCGTCTGCGCCTGGGTGATGCTGCGCGTAGCCAGGAAGACCTTGCGCGAACTCACGCTCAGGGCCTGCGCCTGGGTGACGCTGACGGCGCGCTGCAGCACCCGCCCGAACGCCAGCGCGCTCGCCTGCGGCTGGTTCACCCCGCGGACGAGGCGGACCTGCTTCTGCGCGGTCAGCACCTGCGCCTGAGTGGCGATCACCGCGCGCGCGAGGAGTTGGCGCACACTCAGCGAGAGCGTCTGTGCCTGGGTCAGGCTCAGCATCCTGACCAGAGCGCGTGCGGCGCTGAGCGCCAGCGTCTGCGCCTGGCTGAGACCACGACTCAGCCGCACCTGCTTGGCGAGCGTGAGCGCCTGAGGCTGACTGAGCGTACGCACCAGCGACGCCTGCCTGGCCAGCACCAGGATTTGGGCCTGGGTGACGCCGCGGCCCAGTCCGACCTGCTTGGCCAGGGCGAGCATCTGGGCCTGGGTGAGCGCCCGTCCCAGACTGGTCTGCTTGGCCAGGGCCAGCGTCTGCGCCTGAGCGAGGCTGACCGTGCGCAGGTAGACACGCTGACTCACGAGCGCCAGGACCTGCGCCTGGCTGAAACCGCGCCCCAGACGCGCCTGCTTCACCAGCGAGAGCGTCTGCGCCTGGGCGAGCGCGAGCGTCCTGAGAAACGCCCGCGTCACGCCGAGCGCCAGCGTCTGCCCTTGCGTCAGTCCGCGGGCCAGTGCCAGGCTTCGCCGTAGCGAGAGGACCTGGGCCTGGCTGAGGCTGAGGGTGCGCAGATACACGCGTTGGCTGACGAGAGCCAGTGTCTGGAGTTGGCTCAGCCCGCGGTTCAGCCGCGCCTGCTTGACCGCGGACAATGTCTGCGCCTGGCTGAGGCCGAGCGTACGAGCGAGAAGTTGGCGCACCTGCAGCCCGACCGTTGTGGTCGGCCCGATGACGTCAGTCTCGAGACGGTCATACGACGGCACCGCCTCGAGGTCGCTGTAGAGCAGCGTCTCGAGCGTCTGGTACTGCTTGGCCGGCAGCTGCTGCAGGTACGCGACCACGGCTGGCCTAGCTGAAGGTCACCCGCGCGGTGAACTGGATCGAGTCGCCCGAGTTCAGCGCCTGGCTGAGCCCATCGAAGATGGCGTACAGGACTCCGCCAGATGGCGGTGAGCCAGAGCCGGCCGCGTCGAAAATGCCGACATTGGTGATGGTGCGCCCCGCGGTGGCGGTGATGGTGCCGACCACCTGGTGGGTGTCGTTAGTTACCGTGACGGTCGCCTGCGTACTGGTCCCGTTGGCGCGCGCCTCGGGCGCCGGCGTGCTGAGGTCGGTGCTGGCCGCGGCACCGGCACCCGCGCCGGTACCCCAGCCGATAAAGTGCGGCTCGGTCTGCGCGGGCGTCGCGCCGATCATGCGCCCGCTCAGGATGGCTTTGCCGACGGTGGGGACGAGTGACGCCACTGGTCGTAGTACTCCTTGATTCTCTGGGGAAGACTGTGGTGGTCGAAGCTGCTCACTTCGCCGAGCTCCTCGACCTCACGCGCGGGACATTCCAGGTCGCACGCCGTGTGCTGCGGGCAGGCGCGGATGAGCCTGGCGCTGAGACTGCCATGCGTCGGCTGCAGCGACTCGGTCATCTCAGTTGCCGTACTTCAGGTCTTCGAGCGCGTCCAGGCTCAGCAACCGCACCAGGTCGTCGGGAATGGTCACCTTGACCACGGTCCCGTTGTCGAGTTTGCAGGTAACGATGATCTGGCCGGTGTGCACCCACAGCCCATTCGTGTGCGTCGCCAGCAGGTTCGTGGGCTGTGTCGCCGCCGGCTGCGTCATACGTCGAGCACCTGTTTGCCCTTCTTTTTGATGACGATCGACGGACGGTCCGCCGCGCCCGTCGCCACCGCGCGATCGCGCGCCAGCACCGCGTCTTCGATAGCGCGGTACGCCCGGACGTACTCGGCTTCGTCGCCAATGCCCAGCTCGTGCATCGCCTGCGCCCGCGGCATGTTGAGGAAGCGCTCGCCGTCGACGACGTCGGGGTCACCGCGCTCGAGCGGGTCCAGGCAATAGCCGTCCCTGGAGACGCGGCGGATGGTGTCCGTGAGCAGCAGCGCGTACGCGCGCTTGACCTCCTCCTCGGTCTGGCAGTACCGGCGCGCGCCCGAAATCAGCTCGATGCGGTAGTAGCCAGGGCCGAAGGTGCAGCCGGGTCGGTGGTCCATCGCTCAGGTTGGCGTCACGGTCGCGTCGGCGCTCACCGCGTTCAGGCCGGTGCCCTGACTGGCCACCCGATAGTGGATCAGCACGGCACTGGTCAGCCCGCTCAGGACGACGCTGTGGGCCGTGACCCACGCCGCGGCATAGGCGGTATTGCCATACGCGGTCGTCGTGCCGTACTCGACCAGCGAGTCGCCCGGGAGCGTCGTCGTCCAGGTAATGGTCGCCGAGCCTGTGCCGGGCGTGCCGACGACGCCCGCCTGCACGGTCGCTGCTGCCTGTGGGCGCGCGCCCTTGCCAACCCCGCTCGACCCGGCACTCGCGTCGGTCGGCCAGGTCGCCGGTTTCGTATTGCCGAGGTCCGCGGCGTAGTCGACCGGCGTGTGCGTCCACAATCCGCCCGCGGCGCCCTGGCCTGCGATCGGCATGGCTTATGGCGCCGGTGGCGGAGCCGGCATCGCGCCAGAGTTCGCGGTCGCCTCGGTCGTCGCCACGCCGGACGCCGGCGGCTCGGCCGAACCCGGACTGACCAGGGTGCGGAAGGCTTCGGTGTCGTCGACAGTCAGCTCGCCCTCGACCGTGAAGCCCAGCCGCAGGTACGTCTCGGCATTGGTGGCGGGACCGATGAACGTGTCGCCGTCCGGGCGCTTGTAGGTGAAGTACAGGTTGCCCGGCGGCGTGCCGAGTGGTTCCTGTTGGGCGGCCTGCGCCGCGTCCAGCCATGCGCTCATGCGCGCCTCCGTGCTTCGCGGAGCGGGTCGTAGCCACGCCCACGCTGCAGTTTCGAATCGAGCTCTTCCATACTCATGTGCGTCTCGACGCCCGCCATGCGCGTGTCTGCCGCGGGCACGGGCTCAGGCTTGTCTGGGGGCAGGCGCAGTTTGAGCCCGGTCTGCGCCTTCGCGTCCTCGAAGATCTCCTCGAGCTCCGCCGTGGTGCGCAGACTGAACGGGTTGTCCTGGTCTTCGTCGAGCACGTACTGCGGCACGCGCTGCGCGATGCGCCGAATCATGGTGATCAGCTTCGCCCGCTTGCGCTGGCCGGCCAGGATTTCCGCCCTGACCTCGCTGGTCCACTCGCGCGCCTCCGACGGCCGCAGCATGACGAAGCCCAGGTTTTCGTACATGGTGCGGTTGTTCGGATCGCTCTGCAGTTGGACGATGTCGCCGTCGGGGCGGCGATACCACGCCAGCGGAAAGTTGTACGTCAGGCCGACCGAAGGGTTGCCCTCGATCGGCGCCGCGCGTTGCTCGAGGCGCTCGAGCAGCGACTGGCCCGTGTCCTGCGCCATCTCAGCCGATGCCCTTGGCCCAGACGCCGAAGGTCGGCCGCATCATCTGGTGGCCGAAGATCACCTCGCTGGCCAGCTTCCAGGTGAAGTAGTCGATGTCATAGAAGAGGTGCATCTTGGGTGACCGCTGCACGATCAGCGCGAGCGCCTCACGCTGAAACGCGAAGTTGTTCGCCTGGCCACCCGCCGGCTTGACCAGGTTGGTGGTGACGAACAGGTTCATGCCGTACATGTCGCCGAGACTGCCCGTGACGGCGGGCTTCGGATTGCCGATGTACAGCGCATTCGACCAGCGATCGAGGCCGATCTTGTTCGCCTTTTCGGCCGGGCTCAGGATGAGGAACCGATCGTCGGCCGGTGCGTCGGCGTCGTCGAGATACTGGTTGGAACGGATCACATCGACGTCGGCGAGCGCGGTGCCGAGCGTGCCCACGGTCTGGGTGAAGCCGGCCACGTCGGCCGCCAGTTTGGAGTCGATGTCGCGGGCGATGGCGTAGCCCATCTTCATCTGGTACTCGTTCTGGACGTCGACGATCGACTGGACCTTGACGATGTCCTCGATGCCGACCGCGGCGTAGTCCCAGATATTCAGGGTGATCGTGGTCGCGGTCTCGGCAACGGTCTCGTACACGATCGCGGTATTTTCGGTTTTTGCCCGCGCGGCGACGTTACCCACCGAGGCCACCTTGACCGTGCGGCCGACGCTGGCGTCGTCCTCGAAGCCGCGGTTGACGCACTTGGCGAAGACCAGGTTGCTTTCGGTTGCGCGCAGGACCTGCTTGGACCAGATGTCGGGCGAGAAGACGCCGTCGGCGATCGTCTTGTCGACAAATTCACTTGCACCAGTGGCCACTGGCTTCTATTCCTTTCGGCGTCTCACCCGATCTGGGTGAGGAGATCACCGCCGCTGTTCGCGGCGCACGTCGATGCCGCGCTCGAGCCGGACGCGCACGCCCGGTCTCGGTCGGCCCTTGTCGTCGAAGTAGCGGTCGTACTCCTCGAGCGTCATGGCGGCGACCTGGGCGTCCGTGATCTCGCGGTACGTCTGGGCAGGTCCTCCGTCTAGCTCGGGCGACATCTCGCTGCCGACGGTCTGTGAAAGTTGCGCCTTGTCGAGGGCGCTCGAGCGTTTCCTGACCTCTTCCGAGACGCCGTGGCGAATCGCAGCGTCCTGGACCGCGGACAGGTAGGCCTCGTAACTGGCGTACTGTTTGCCCTGCACCTCGCGTTGCACCGCTTCGGGCAGGGATGCCTGAAAATTCCGAATGCCAGTCAGGTACGGATTGGCGTCGAGCTCCGCCTGCTGCCGCGCGAGCTGGCGCTGCTGCTCGAGGTTGGCCGCGTCGAGCTGGCCGAGGGTGTACAGGTCGCCGCGGTCGTACGCCTGCTGGCGCTCACGATCCTGGGCGACGCGCGCCTGGTCCTCGAGCATTCTGCGCGCGCGCTGATTGGCGTAGTCGCCGAGCCAGCCGCGCAGCACGTCGTCCTGCTCCATCTCGTCGCGCGGGACGTTCTTGACCAGCAACCGCAGCTTTTCGCGGGGGTCGGTCGTGGCGTCGACCGCGGACATCCATTCCGGTGTCTCGGGCGGGGTCGGCTCGGCTGGCTCGGACCCAGGCTGATCAGCCGAACCGTCCGCCACCTCGGGTGGAGTTTCCGCCGTCGGCTCTGGAGGTGGAGCGTCCGGCGGAGAGGTGCCATTGCGCCGGCGGCGCGAGCGACGTTCCTCCGTTGGCGGCTCGGCCTGGACGACGTCGAGCTCGTCGAGCAGGTCGGGGTGCGTCGAGCGCCGCAGGTCCATCGTCACTTCGATTTGCTCGCCTTCGTCGGCCGCGATTTTCCGGCTTTGCTCATGGCAATCGCAATCGCCTGCTTCTGTGGCCGGCCCGCCTTCATCTCGGTGCGGATGTTGGTCGCTATCCCCGCCTTTGTCTTCGCGGCCTTACCGCCCAGCAGTGGCATCGCTACCCCTTGATCTGGCCGAAGGTCGTCGGCGCGTTGAAGGCCGGCATGGTGTTCTTGATCTGCGCCAGCGCGTCCTGCGGGTCGAGGCCGTACTTCTCCTGCATACCCTGCAGCACCATGTTCTGGGTGCCAGGGCTCGAGCGGTAGAACTGGACCGAGTTGAGCTTGTTGGGCGTCGGGATGGCGTTCAGCACGTTCTGCGGGTCGTAGCTGTTGGTGGCGCCGGTGCCGCCGCGGATGTCGTCGATCGTCTGCTGCAGGTTGGCCGTATTGGGTGTACCCCAGTTCGGCGTGACCGGTTGCCCGGCGTAGCGGTACTGCTGGGTCTGGTACTGGCCGCCCGCTGGCGCGGCACCCGCGGTCGGACCCGCGGAGAACTGGCCCATTGGCGTCTGCGCCATCGGCTGGACGGCACCAGGATTCCATTGCGGTATGCCGCTCGGAAGTTGCGGGGCGCCGCCCTGACCCTGCGGTTGGAATTGCGGCGCGCTCGCCTGGCCGCCCGTGTACACGCCGCCAGCGCGAATGTCATTGAGCATCTGCTGCATGTTGCCCATGCCTGAAAAATCGGTCTGGTTGGTGGTGTTCGGCGCCTGGAAGCTGGCCACCGGCTGGCCGCCGAGCAGCCCGCCCAACTGACCAATCACCTGCGCCTGACGGAACGGGTTGGCTTGCAGCGCCGCCGCGGCGTTGATGGCGTCCAGTTGCTGGCGGTAGTACTGCTCCTGGGCGGCGAGCGTCTGCTGGCCCACCTGGGGCCCGTTCACGCCTGCCTGACCTGTCTGACCGGGCGCGCCCGGCGCGTAGTACTGACCGAACTGATTCGCGAGGTTCTGGGCCTGCGCGAAGTACTGCTGCTGCGCGGCCAGCGTCTCTTGCGGCGTACCGGCACCGGGCGGGCCGCCGCCGGCCTGGCGGATGGCGTTATTGCTGTCCTGGACCCAGGCGTTCATCGCCGCGTTCCAGTCCGAGCCCCGCGACAGGTAGTACGCGCGCTGCACGTCGGGCGGCTGGTCGGAGAACTTGCTACCGCCCCAGTCCGTGCCCGGCGGTTGGATGGCGGTGGGCGCCTGGTACATGCCTGTCTGACCAGCCTGCGCCACCGCCTGGTTCTGCGCGGCACTGTTCAGGTTGCTATAGGTGGTGAGGCCCTGCAGCGTTTGCTGTGGCAACTGCGACGGGGGGGCACGCTCGAGCTCCAGGGCGTGTTGCGCCGACGTGGTCGCCATCGACGACAGGTCGCCGTTCCAGCCCATGGCGCGCGCCTGGGTGGTGCTGACGCGCTGCAGTTGGCCGCTGGGCAGCACGTAGCTGATCTGGGTGTCGCCATACTGGTTGGTGTCGTACGTGCCCGGATCAAGTCGCACGAACGTGCCAGGCGAAAACTCGGACTGGGACGGCGCGGCGTACCAGCCCGTGAGGCCGGCGCCCGCCTGGGCGGTCGAAGCGGCGCCCTGGATCTGCGACAGGGTCTGGCCGACGTCGGGACCCGTGTAGCCAGGGATGTAGCCGATGCTGCCGAACTGCTGGCCCGCGGCGAGCGTCGAGGCGCCGATCGGCGCCGGCTGCCCAGGCCCCCAGTTCTGGCCGTACAACTGGGCCACGTTGTTGGCGTAGCTCAGGTTGTACTCGCGGATCGCCTCCTGGACGTTCTGCATGTTGCCCGAGGCGACCGCGCCCGAGAGCTGATCGATAAAGGCGGCGAGTTGTGGATTGTCAGGCATCAATCAACTCAAGCAGTCACCGGGGCACGGAAGTTGGTGGTCTGGGGCATGGGCTGCATTGGGATCGCGGGGTTCTGCCATACGGTGCCGGGCGGCGGCGTGGCACCCCCCGCCCACGGGCCGACCGCGCCGCTCGAGACGATCGGCGGCGGTGCCGGCGTGGGTGTCGTGACCGGCGGCGCCGAGGCCTGCAACGACGCCGTCGCCTGCTCGGGCGTGCTCGTCGTCGGCGAGGTGAACTGACGCTGGGCCTGCGGCACGTAGTCCTGGCCGGTCTGCTGCTTGTACAGGTCCATCGCGCCGCGCAACGCCGCGTAGGCCTGCTGCGCGGTGTTCGGATCACCCTTGACCGCAGGATTGGCCTGGTTGACCATCGCCGCGGCCGAGTCGTACACCGGCTGGCCGCCGCCGAGCTGGGTGACCCACTCCTGCAGGCCGCCGACCAGGTTGGCGCCCATGCCCGACGGGGCCGAGGTCATCTTCGAGCCGGCGATGGCGTTGATGGCGTTGTTGAGCCCGCCGGTGGCTGCGGTCACGCGGTTTTGCAGCAGGCCCGCGCCGGTCTGCGCGCCCTGCTGCACGCCCTGGAGCGCCTGGGTGGCCGCGGTAACGCCGAGCTGCTGCCGCTGCGTCTCGGCGTTCTGCTGCGCCGCCTGGGCGGTCATCGCCTGGGTCAACTCCTGGATCAGGTTCTTGGCCTGGTCCTCGGACATGCTGCCGTCAGCGACCTTGCCGCCCAGTTGCTGGATCAGCGCCTTCTGGGCGTCGCTGATGCTCTGGCGGTTCTGGTTCTGGGTGAAGACCGGTTGGCCGTTGTCGCCGATGGTGACGACGTACGGCGCGGTCGTATCGGGCGTGATGGCCTGGCCGGCCTGCGGGCTCGGCGGCGGGTGGTAGTCCGCTTTGGGGATTGTCTTCGTCTCGCCGTTTGAGCCGATCAGCTGGATAACCGACGACCTGGGGTCGTTGCTGGCCATCGTCCAGGTGACGTCGGTCGGCAGCGCGTTGCCAGCCTGGTCCTTGGCCTCTTGCCAGACCACGCCACCCTGGCCGTCATCCACCGGCATGTACGTCTTGCCATTGCGGACCTGTGGCGTCAGTTGGTTCGCCTTCAGTCCGGTCGGCGCGGCGAGGATGACAGCCGCCTTCTTTGCTTTCGGGTCGTAATTGACGAACCCGATGCCAGGCACGTTGAACTGGCTGTCCTTCTCGCTGCTGATGATCTGGCCGTCGGGCCCGCGGGCCGGTGTTGCGCTACCGTCGGGCTTGACGACGTAGACGGTGTCGCCGATAGCGGTGATGCTGCCGGCCGGGTCCTTCGGAATGTCGATAACCGAACCCGTTGCTGGATCGCGCAGACTCACCGGCCTGGTCGTGGTGTCGCCGGGCTGGATGACGTTGCCCTGGGCGTCGATCTTGTCGAGTTGGTTACTCGGACTCGGCTGTTTCGCCGACGTCGGGGCTGCACTGACCGGTAGTCCCTCGACGGGCTTCAGTGGTCCGCCTGGATCTTTGGGGTCGCGGCCGTAGTAGGTGATGCTCTGGTCGGGGTTGCGGACCTGAGTGATGTCCGTCCAGCCAGTGACGGTGCCTGTCTTGTCCTTCGGCGTGTACTTGGACACCTCGCCCGTCGGCGCGATTTCGAGCGTCGTCCCGTCGGCGAAGGTGTACAGGTCGTATGGGCCGGGAATGTCAGGCCCGTTCGGGTCCTTCGGATTCTTGACCGTTGGTGTGCTCGCCGAGCCGACCTGGCCGCCGTGCTGCTGGGTCAGTTGCTTGAGCAGCGCGTCGCGTTGGGTGGTGTCAGGCGGCGCCGGCGGCGGCGCGGGATCCCAGGGTGCTGGAATGTTCGTTCCCGGCCACGGCATCAGAACGGTCCTTTACTTCGGTTTACGAATCTGTAAACACGACGCGAGCATAATAAGGGTCCCGCGCCACGTTCATGGCCGGGACCGCGGCACCACGAAGGAGAATTCGCCGTGCACATTCCATCGTATCTCCGGACCATCCTGAGTTACCTGCCGTTCTGTATCGCCATGGCGGTAATCGTCGCCATGTTCGGCCTGCCACTTGTCGTTGCTGCCGGTATAGGCTGGCTGGCACCTGGCATTGGCGTCTGTGCGCTCGGCCTCCTGGTCGTCGCGATTTGTCGGCGACTGCACATTACCTGGCTCAACTAACGCCTGGGCAGCGGCGCCCGCTCGACTGAGCCAGTGCCGCCGGCCGCTCGAGAGGGCAACGGGGCGCGTGTCGTCGGCGACGTGAATCCACCGGTCGCGCTATAGCGCGGATTCAGACCAGCGGCGGCCAATCCGATACCCACAAGGGGATTGAGACCGCCCTGCAACGTCGACTGCAGGACCTGCGACACGCCAATCGGCGCCACGTTTTCGCCATACGCAATGGGCCCGGCTCGGGCAACCTGGAACGGCGGCTTGCCTGCCGCGGTCAGTGCGGCGTCGATGCCCGCGCCCACGGGTGCCGACAACCGATTGACAATGAAGTTGGTGGGCTGTGTCCCGCGGCGCTTGGGGTCGCTGACCTCGGTATTCGCCAGGTTCAGGTATGCCTGGACGTTGCCCGGCAGGATGCCAAAGTGCAGCAGTCCACCGTTCGGATTCTCGACCTCGACTTCGAACTGGTGACCCGGTTCGTTGTCCAACGTCGAGTGTCCAGTGAGCGCGTAGTTCAAGGCTTCGGTCGCGACCATCATGCCGGCAATGGTTTTTGCGAGAAACTGGGCGCGCGCGCCCTGACCGCTGCCACCGAAGATTGCTGAGCCCAGTTGCCGAACAGTCGCTTCATTCCAATCGGACGCCTGCAATAACAAGCGCTGAGCGTCGACCAACGTCGGATTGCGGCCCATGGCGGCGTAGTTGAGCCCGCCAAACCGTTCATTCACCACTTGCGCCGCAGTCTGCGAGTCGAGCCCGCCTTTGGTCAACGCGTCCCACGCCGTCGCTTTGGCGAGCGGCACGGCGCGGTCCCACAGCGCGGACTGCAGGATCTCAGGCACGGTGCCGCGACGTCCGAGCGGTACACCGGCCAGCGCCAGGCCGGCCACGCCACCCTTGGCCGCATTCGCCCACGCCTCTTCGTCCGTGCCGCCGGTCAGCTTTGTCTCGGTATAGCCGGCCGCAGCGCCACCCACGCCAGAGACGCCACCCGCAACCACGCGGCGCCACACGGCGTCGCCGAGCTGCGCGCCGACGTCCTCAGGCCGCGCGTGCTCGGCCAGGCCCGTGACACCGGCTTGAGCCGCAGCGTCGAGAGTGTCGGCCATGCTGCCACGCAGCCCTTGCGCAAAACGATCGCTGACAAACGCGCGCGCGTAGTTTGAAAGCGTCTGGGGCGAAGTAAACGCCGCGTTGAGTCCCTCGGTCAGCGTGTGGAAATTCGATAGCGAGAAGAGCGTGCCTTTCGCTGTGCCAATCGCCCTGAGAACCGCACTCCCAAGCGGATTACTGGCGATCTGCCCCATGTCGGTGACGGCCTTGATTGGCGCGACGACGTCTGGACTGAATACATAGTTGGCGAGGAACGTGTGGGGGTCATCCGTGACAGCGCGAAACTCGCGCGGCGCGTTCCTGATGGGCGCCGCCTTGCCCTGGTCCTGGAGCTCGGCCACCAGTTTGCGCGCCGCCGCATCCCGCAACTCGCCGCGGAGTTGCATGACCTGCTCCTGCACCGCGGGAATGCTGAGGTCCGCGCCCATGGTGCGGAATCGGTTCTCGGCCATGACCCGCGCCGCGTCAGACTGGCGGCCGACCATATTCGCGTAGTTCTTGAGCACGCCCGCAGTTTCGACAGGCAGATTCTCGACGGGCCCCAGCGCGGAAGCGACCAGTGAACCAAAGCGCGAGACCACCGCACCGGGTCCGCTGGGTGTGGCGGCCGGCGGGGGTGGCGATACCGCTGTGCGGCTGGTGAGCGCCTCGAGCGGCGGCATGCCGCGTTCACGCGCGATGTTCTGCAGGCCGGTCAGGACGTCCGTCGCCGGCTGTTCGGGCAACGGTGGCGCGAGCGGGCCAGTGCCCGGACGCAGCGTGGCCGCGATTTCGGGCTCGAGTTGAAGCGGCGGACTTACCCCTTCGGGGGGAACAGGTCCGGGTGGCGGCGGCTGCGCTCCTGGTCGCGCCGCAACTGGTGCAGGTGCCGCAGTTGGAGCGCCTTCACGCGCGCCTGCAGTTGCTGCTGGAGCGACGGCTTCGGGGGTTGCTGGGGCTCCGCCACGCGCCTCAGTGTACGGCACGTCGAACGGCAATTCCTCCGTCGGCGCACTCGGCGCTCGATACAGGGGCGTGTCGTCGGCGTACCCGGCCAGGTCGTTCGCGGCATCCAGCACCTGGCTCCGCTCGGCCGTGAGCTGCTGGATCTGGTCGCGCAGCTCCGTCGGCGTCGCCAGTCGGCCGCCCAGGTTCTTCAGTCCCGACTGTTGCGCGGTGCGGACCTCGCCCGACCCGGTGAGCAGCCCCGCCTTTTCCCACCATAGCGGCTCATATGCGCTCACGCCCTGGCTGCGCGCGAGCTCGAGCAGGCCCGCGTTCGTCCAGCCGGCACCCCACGGCGGCCGCACCGGGCCCATGCCGCGGGAGTTGTTGAGCTGATCGTCGAGGCCGGCGATCTGTTGCTCGATCGTCTCGTAGCGCTGCTGCAGGTCCTCGAAGTGACCGAGGCGTTCGTCGAGTGTGAGCGGCTGCGCATCGACCGACGGCGGCTCGGTGCGCAAGCGGTACGGATTCTCGGCAATCGCGGGCGCGGCGGGCTCGACGGGTGCCGCGGTAGCGGGCGCGCGCAGCGGGTTGTCGGCGACCCACTGGCGCAGCGTGTCGTTGATGTCCTTGCCAGCGATGCCGGCGTCGGTCTGGGCCGCGACGAAATCGCGCAGGCCCTGCTGCACGTCCTCGGGGTACTGCTTCAACGTGTCGGCGAGATCGGCGACCGACAGCCGCGCAGGTGGACTGAACGGGTTGATGCCCTGGGCGAGCTGCCGCGAACGCAGCGCGGCCTGGACTTCGGGATCGGCGAGGAGGTCGCCGAGCGCGGCGCCGGGACGAAGTCCGCCACCCATCAGTGCCCAGTTGGTCGGGTTGAGCACTTGCTGGCCCAGGAACGTCGACGCTGGTCCGAGCACGGGCTGCTCTTTGAGTGGGTTATGCTGCGCCACCCAGTCGTTGATTTGCTGCTCGAGCACGTCGCCGCGGCTCAGCGTGCCGATACCCGGCAAGCCTGGGCCGCCACCGCCGGGGATCAGGCTCTCGAGGCCGATTGGCTCCCAACGCGTGCCGGATTCGTCGATTTGCCGATTGACCTCCTCGAGCTTCGCGCGCTGGTCCGGCGGAAGGCCAGCCACGCCTGGGTTGCGGCTCGGGTCCAATGCGCTGGCGACCGCGGAGGTAACAGGGCTCACGAAGTTGCCCGCGGCATCCGCGGCCTGATTGAGGATGGTCATGCCCCGCGACGCCAGCGGCGCGATCGCCTGTTGCGCGCCCTGCACCGCCTGCTGCGCCGCCTGGACTGGACTCGCGAGCGGGCTCGGTGCCGGCACCTGCGGGTTGTCGACGGCCATGCCGCCCTGCAACTGGCCCATGCGCGTTTCCATCTGGTCAGGCGTCATCCACTCGCCGCCGCCGCGCAGGTCGGTGCCGCTCGAGCCCACGTGGAACGCGCCGGTGCTGGGGTCGTAATTGTCCGCGGTGAAGTAGTGGCCGGGCGTCGAGATGGTGACCGGGTTGCCCGAGCTCGCCTCTTTCGCCAGTGCGTTCCAGTCGGCGCCGACCATGCGGTGCGGAATCTGCAGCTTGTCGAAGAGCGCGGACTCAGAGCCGAGTCCCGCCATGCCACTGTCGGGCGTCCAGCCGACCTGCCGGGCGAGACCGAGCGCCTCTTGTAGCGTCGGCTGGCGACCCATCATGGTCGCGAAGCGCACGGCCGCCGCGGGCCCGCACGCCGCGTACGCCTCGGCCGCGGTGAGCTGCTTGTCGGCAAACTGGCTGATCGCGGGCAGCACGTTGGAGGCGGCCTGCTGCACGGCCTGCGTGGCGCCCTGGACGGCCCCACCGATGGCCTGCTTGGCACCGCCCAGGATGTCCTGCACGTAGCGCTGCGTCTCGGCAAACGGCGGCACGCCGCCGTACTTGTCGACGTTGCCGGCGCCGGCGTTGTACGCCGCCAGCGCTTTGCTCCAGTCGCCACCGTATTGCTGCAGGTGCTGCGCGTCGAGGCGGGCCGCGGCATCCAGCGCGGCGTACGGGTCGTGCGGATCGACGCCCATGCCGGCCGCCGTGCCGGGCATGAACTGGGCGATGCCGATCGCACCCGCGCCGCTCCTGGCCGACGGGTTGAAGCCCGATTCCTGCTGGATCTGGCGCACGAAGACGTCGGGATCGATGCCGGCCTTCTGGGCCGCCTGGCGAGCGTAGGCCTGCAGGTCGCCGCCGGGCTCGGCCTGCTGCAGGGGCTGCGGCTGCTCGGGCGGCTTGAACTGTTGCAGGGCTTGCAACGGCTGCAGTTGCTGCAGTTGGCTCGTGGCGTCGTCGAGGACCTGCTGGCCGTGCTGCTGCAGGCGCTGGGTGATGTCCTGGAGGCCCTGCTGCGGCGCCTGCAGGACCGTGGGCGCGTTCTGGGTCAGCGGCTGCAGTAACGACTGGCCATAGTCCTGCAAGCGGCCGGTGATGTCGGAGAGGCCCTGCTGCGCGCTCTGGCCGAGTTGCTGGACACTCGAGCCCGCCTGTTGCAGTGGCTGCAGCAGGCCCTGGCCGTACTCCTGGAGTCGGCGCGTCGCCTCGTCGGTGGCGTCGTCCAGCAGCAGGAAGGGCACGGCTCAGCCTGGCAGGACGCCCGGTGGTGGCGGGGCGGGCATCGGCGGCGGCGCGAGCGGGGCGGGCGCCGGCGGCATGGGCAACGGCATGGGCAACGCGGGCGCCGGCGCGGGCACCTGCTCGGGTTGGGCGAACTGCTGCGCCTGCGCGCCCTCGGGCGGCTTCGGCACTGGCACGTTGGCCTTCGCCGCCTGCGGCAAGGCTGGCTGCGTCTCGAGTGGTTTGTCCGGCGGCATCACCGCGCGGCCGTCGTCGATCAACCGCTTCATGCTCGCCATGAACTGGGCCGGGTCGCGCGCCGCCTCCGCCTGCAGATACTGGCGGTCGCCCGTCAGGATGGCCTGGTGATACCGCGCGTCGAGCTGCTCGTTACTGACGCGCGAGACATCGGGCATCGTGCCTTTGAAGACGTCCTGGGCGATCGAGTACGCATCATTGGACGCCTCGCGAGTGAGCGAGTTGCGCAGCACTTCGACCTCGGACGGGTTCGGCACTTACTTGTTGAAGCCCTTGAGGGTCTTCGCCAGGTTCGCCTGGCGCTTTGTCTGCGTCGACGCTTTTGAGCCGGGCTTCGTCACCTTGTTGGCGAACTCCGACACGTTCATGCCCGCGGCTTTCGCTTTCTTCGTGAACGCACCAGGCCGTTTGATGGCGCCCTGGATCCACTTCTCGGCCATCGTTCACTTGCCCTTCTTCGGCGCCTTGCGCACAGGCACGCCCCGCGCGCGGTCCAGGGCGTTGTCCTTCGCGCTGCCCTGCTTGATGCCAGCGGCCTTGTCGGCCGCGGCATCGCGCGCCTCGGTCCATTTCTTGGCGCGAGCCACGGCTATTTCGTCCGAATGCCGTTGGGCGGACGGACCACCGCGTTCGGCATGCTGCTCGGGTTGTCGCCGCCGTGGTTGCTCATCGGCCCACCATCGTGCGCGCCGCCGACGCAACTGCTCTTGAGCCCGCCCTTGAACGGCGGGTTCTGCTTGCCGCTGGGTGGCTTCCAGCCACCGCTCGAAGGACTGCCGCCAAGCTTTCCCATAGCCATCGCTTTATGCTCCTCCGGCGCCTGGGGCGCCAACGTTCTGCGCTGCACCTTGCATCACCTGCTGCCCTGGCGGGGGCAGCGCGCCCGCGCCATTCGGTGCCGTGGCCAATGCGCCCAGATCCGGCACGCCGCCGGCACCCGGTCCGCCGCCTTCGAACACACCCGGTGCCGGCGTCTGCATACCGCCCGGCAGCGCCGGTTGGCCAGGTTGGATGTTCTGCGCCATCGCCTGCGCCTGCGCCGCGGCGCCGAGGATGTCGCCGCGGCCGGCGAACTGGAACACCTGCTGATCGAGCCATTGCTGGTATTGCGGCGACTGGCGGATGCGGTCGCGCGCTTTCGAGCGGCGGATCTCGTCGGGGTTGTCGCCGAGGTAATCGATCGCCTCGTCGCTACCCCACGTGCCTGCCTGCAAGCGCTCGTGGGCGTAGCGGGCTTTGATCAGGTCGTCGGTGGGCAGCTCCTGCTTGACGTCCCAGCGGATCTTCACCGGCCGCGCGAAGTCGTCGGGCCCGAGGCCGATATAGCCCGAGCCGGTCTTCGACGTCTGGCCGGTGTAACCGACCCAGATCTTTTCCTGGACCTTGTTCTGGGCCAGGTCCCACAGTTTCTCGGTCTGCCGCTTGAGCAGCTCCTGAATGTTGTTCACGATTGGCCCGACGCGCACACGCTGATAGCTGAGCACCTGGCTGATGGCGAAACCGGCGCCCTCGAGGCCACTGAGTTGGGTCACCCGCGGCGACTCGAGCTCTTTGATCGCGTTGTCGATGAGTTGCATGTGCTTCTCGAGGGTGGTCGCGTCGGGATAGTTGATGCGCTGCAGCTGACGTCCGGGGCCCAGGTTGATCACTTCGCCTGGGAGAGGTCCGGGATCACGATCCCTGGGCTTGCCGTCGTCTCCAATGACCGGTGCGGCCGAGGAGTCACCGTAGGTCACCAGCGGGCTGAGCAGGTCGCGCGCCACATACTGCGCATGCATGGCGCGCAGGTACTGGCGGTACTGCACCAGCCACAACTTCGTCTGGCTCACACCCCAGCCGACCTTGCGATTGGCCCAGTGGTTCATCCACAACCCGGGCGCGAAGTCGTATGGCAGAAACCCATAGCCGTGTTTGAACTGCTTGACGATCGCGCCGGTGGGTTCGTTCTTGTAGTTGGTGCCGGTCACGCACCAGGAGGCCCAGGTCTCATCCCAGTGCTCGGCCATGGTCAGGCTGGTCGGCAGGATCGGGCGGTTGTTCGCGCCCCAGGCATTCGAGGCCTGCGGCTGGCCCATCAGCTCGGGCACGATGTTGCCGTCGTCGTCCAGCCCCAGGCGATAACGACGGAACGTGGTGCGCACCGGGCGGTCGGTGATCTCGAGCATCTCGCAGATGCGGCCGCCGACAGTGTCGGGGTAGATCGTGCGCGCGTCGACGAACTCCCAGGCGAAGGGCGGCCCGCACGACTTTTTCACGTCCTCGGTGGCCTTGTCGTAGTGCTGCCAGGCCTCGTCCGACTCGCCCGGATTCGGCACCGGGTACGCGTAGCGCTTGTCCCAGGCGTCGGGCAGGAACAGGATTTTGGCCCACGCGCCGCCGTCGTTGAGCGCCGCGTCGGTGATGAAGGTCATCGTGTCGCGCCCGGGCGTGCGTGCTCCGCACGTCCACAGCGTCTCCTCGGTCCAGTGCTCGCGCTGACTGGCCGCGGTCTGTGCGGTGTCCGACTCACCGCCGTCCAGGTGCAGCTTGGGGCGCTCGAGGGTCAACATCGCGGTCTGCTGGAACGCTTCTTCGGAGACGTCGGGATCGCGCGGGTCGACGTTGACCAGGGTGTATTTCTCGTCGGCGCCCATCATCGCGGGGATGCGCATCTCGCGCTGGGCGCGGGAGCCGTCGATCTGGACGTCGTCGCGGCGATAGCGGTCGTACATCTCCGTCTGGAGCTCGGTGATGTAGGACGCCGAGGGCGGGTCTGCGGCCACGACGCGCTCAGTGTAACGCCAGTTTGGTAGATCTAATCACGCCGGCTAACTGTTCCATCTGGACAACGCGGTCAGCGTGCAACGTGCGCGGCCCGCACCCCAGCGCCAGTCGCGCGTACTCCGCCGCTTCGCTGACGCGTCCCGCATGCCGCGCCATCAGCGCCAGGTAGCACCATGCCACCGCGTCCAGCGGGTTGTCTCGCAAGCGCAGCTGCAGCAACTGCGTATCGCGTTCGGTCTTGTTGCGCGCATGCCACACGTCGGGTGCCATGCCGTAGTGCTGAATGTGTGGCCCGCCCTCGAGCAGCTCGCACCACGTCCGCGGCGGGTCCGGCAGGTAGCGCACCTCCTCGTGCACACGACCGACGTAGCGCAAGTCGGGCGAGTTGCGAAACAGGCGTGAGCTACTCATCTCGGGCGGCGCGAGCGGACGGTCGTCCAGGTCGGTCTCCACGATCTGGGTAAACAGCCCGTCGAGCGCGAGCGGCGGGTCGTGCGCGAGCAACTCCAGGATGGCGTCGCGTCCGGCCGGCAGCAGTCGCTCGTCAGGATCGAGCACCAGGATCCAGTCGCCGCGGGCCCGCTCGAGGGTCTGATTGCGCGCCTCGGCGAAAGAATCGGACCAGGTGAAGCGGAACGTGCGCGCGCCGGCCGCGTGGGCGAGGTCCTCGGTCGCGTCGGTGGTGCGGTCGTCGATACCGATGACCAGGTCGTCGACCAGGCCGCAGATCGAGTCGAACAGCCCGGGCAGAAACTCGGCTTCGTCACGGGCGATGGTGCACAGACTCAGTGTCATCGGCTGAAGGCGTAGCTTGAGCGTGTAGTCTGACTTTCGTTCGTCGCCGCGGCCCACGCGAGCGCCAGCGCCATCACCGTGTCGTCGTGCTGCCCCACCGGCGCGCCGTAGCGCAGCATGCCGCTCGGCAGGCGTGCCATCTCGTACGCCAGCAGCTCGCCAGTCTGTACCTGGTCATCCAGCAGCGCCACGTCGCCATTTTCGATCGCCAGCGACAGCGCCTGGACCACCGCGGCTTTGGTCGCATTCGTCGACCACCACGGCACCACCGGCAGCGCACGCCGCGGGTTCCCGGACAGTCGACCATAGCCCTGCTGCAAACGTTCGACGAGTGGCTGCCCGAGCGCATTGGCCTCGGCCAGGATGACCCGCGGGTGGTACAGCTCGGCCCAGCGGTGCAGGCGTTCGGTCTGGAACTCGAAGTCGATCTGGGTGAAGCGATCGATCGCTACCTGCTCGAGCGTGGTCGCATCGATCACTGAAAAGACGGTGAAGTCATTCGAGCGGGCCCAGTCGACGCCCATCACGTACGCGTGATGCGGCTGTGGCGGCGACGGCTCGAGGTACGCGACGGCATGCACACCACGGAAGACGCCGGCGCCCTCGAGGCTCAGAAACTTCGCCTCGTATTCCTGGGCGAATTCCCGTTCGGTCAGGTCATGGCGCGCGGCCTCGATCTCCGCGGCAACGATGAAGGGATTGACCGCAGTCGGCATCTGCCAGGCCATCCACTCCGCTTCGAGCGGGTCCTGGCCGCGCTGGAAGAGCGTGTGGAAATCGTTCAGGCCCCGCGGCGTGGACATGAACCACGCCTCGCCCTGGAAGTCCGAGAGCGTCGGGCGGATCGCCTGGGCCCAGATGTCGCTCAGGTGCGGCACCATCGCCGCCTCGTCGATGACGACCGTGCCGTAGCGCCGGCCGCGGGCGGGATCGCCGGTGTCCATGGACCAGCATTCCACAGTGCCGCCGCCGAGGACCTGGAGGCGGTGCTCCTGCTCGGATTTTTCGGCGATGACTTCGACGAGCGTGGCCTTCAATTCGCGCCAGAACTCGTCGAGCAATTTGTACGTCGGACAGAAATAGCCACCCGGTTTCCGGTCCAGTGCGCAGTCGACTAACAATTCCTGTGCGAGTTTACTTTTGCCGGCGCGTCGACCTAACGCAACGACGTTGAACCGGCGGCGCTCGGCTTTGATGCGCGCCTGCGCCGGGTGGAGCTCAGTCAGCTCGACCGTTCGAATGACCACTCGAAGCTTTCAATGCCGGCGGCGCGGACTTCCGCACGACAGTGATGGTGATGTCGTGCTCGGCCTGGAGTTTTTCCTGCGGCTTGTAGCCAGCGCGGTCGAGCACGTCGCGCACCGCGGCCAGTTTCACGGCGTCGGACTCGGCGGAATCGATGAGCTGGGCGAGGCGGCTGATGGCGGGATGGACCAGTGAGCGGAGTCGCTCTTCGGCAGAGGCGAGCGCCTGGGGCGACTTCCCCCCGTGGAGATGGCAAACCCGCTGACCGTGCATCGCAAAGTGTCCACAGGGCTCGCCGCGGCGATTTGTCGCGAGGCACTTGACCATGGGGTTGGTCTGCACCATGGGGTTACGACGCCTTCCGCTCGAGCCAGGAGGGATCCATGAAGCGGTCCAGTCGCCGGGGCGGCGCCGGCGGCGGTGCCGTGTTGCGGATCTCCATCTCGAGCAGCGCGATCCACACGTCGATGACCGTGAGCAGCTGCTGGCGCTCCTGGTCCTCGGTCACCGGAACCACCACGGAAGCTCTGCGGTCCGAGCCACTGCTTCCGGTTCGGCCTGTCGACGAAAGCGCTGCACCTGCGGACAGGTGGCGTGGTGCGGCGTCTGCGTCGGCTGCCCGGTGACCAGGTCGTAGTCCATCGGTTGCCGCTTGCCGCTCGGGTTCAATCGCCACCAGATCGCCTGGTTGCAGCCGCGGCAGTGGCTCACCGGCTCATTCACGACCCGAGACTGCGTCGCGCGCGGAACACCGGATTGTTTAGACGCTCCAACTCCTCTCTGACCATTTCCTCTCGCACCATCCAATACCGCCGAGAGACAAGTTCGCGTCGGCCCTTGCCACGCGGAAAGCCGAGATCATCCCCCAATTTAAGAACCATTTTCTCGACTCGGGCGAGGCTTAGATTCAAGCGGTGCGAAATCTCATCGAACGACTTAGCGGCTGCAATAAGACACACCAAGGTGTTCTGCTCACTGCTGTGTGGCAACACGCGACCATCCGCTCCCACCCAAAAAGCTCGACCCGGAGGATCGAGCGATGTGGGATCAACTGGCTCCATCATGTGGATGCGGCGCTGTCGCAACTGGGCACGTCGCGCCGATGCCGTGTCCACGTCCAGCAAGACGTCATCGAACAACCTCAGTTGGAACGCCAGAATCATTAGTCGTTGTCTCTCAAGTCTAAGTACGGGTACCCGTAAGGGTGTACGGGTACCCGTACATTTAGCGGTTGAAGCGAGCGCTAGTCTGCAAAACATGTTTCGACCCCCGATGCAACCCGAGTTGTTCGATCGCAAACGGTACGTCGTCCAGGTGACCAGTCCGCAGGTCTGGCCAAGCGTTCAATATCGACGCTGGTGGTGCTCGCCCCGTCACGACCAGCAGAGATACGACGCGCTCGTCCGCCAGAAATTTCGTTGTTCGGAATGCGGCTATCTGCTGAATCCGCGCTGGTTTGACGTCCACCACGCAACCGGGTATGACGCCTTGGGCTATGAAGAGGCGTCCGATCTCGTGGCAGTCCACCGTCGTTGCCATCAGACGCTCGAGGAATCACACCCCCGGGAAGCATGTGGCTGCACGTCGGGACGAGGCCGAGCTGCATAGTCAGACCGAGAGCAGCTGTGGCCAGTCACGTGGCGCGACGTGGTCAAGCGAACAGTTGCGGATGCGACCGGGCGACTTCGAGAGACCATGCCCGTCGCCGTTCCGATCGATGGGCAGGTCACATTCGGGGCAGGTCTCGGGGCCATCGCCCCCACTTGCCTGGTGCAAGGGGGGGCTTGGGGGGGTTGGTTGGTTACCGGTTGGTTGGTTGGTGTCCGGTTGGTTGGTTGGTTGGTACGCGCGCCGTCCGCCGGAATTCCGGGCGCCGTCCGGCACTGCATCCTCCGGACTATCCAACGGACGTCCATCGGAATCTTCCTCGCGAAGTGAGGCGCTGGCGCGATTCCCGCGTTTTCGATCAGCATCCTTCTTGCGCTTTTCAATCAGCCGGCCGGCGTATTCGGTCCAGTCATGGATCCGGACCGAACCTTCGAGATCGCCAACCGGTTCGATAAAGCCAGCCTCCAGCAACGCGGACCAGAACTTCTCGGGCTTCCCACGCCATAGACATGCCCGCACCACCAATGTTTTCGACGGTGGCTTCACCACACCGTCCTGGGCGTAATCCAGCGCCCACCACCACAGGTATTGCAAGTGGCCAACCGCGGTTGGCAGCGTGCAATTCAACGCGCTGGCCAACGCGAGGGTCTTGGGATGGTGCCCTAGCGCTTGATGCGATTCGATCCACGCCATCAGCTCAGCACCCGGACAATGGCCTCCCAGTCGCTGGGCCGCCACTCATACATCTCCACCCCCGGACAGTGCTCGAGTTTCGTCTTGATTTCGCGTTGCGACGGCGACAATCGGCCATGCTGGGATTTCAGTTCCGCGAGCACGTACCGCGGCGGCCGGATCATGCGGAGGTCCGGCTCACCTGAGCGCGTACCGAGCGAGTCGAGCGTGTGGAACACCGTCCATCCGAGGAATTCGGCTCGGCGTTTCACGCGCAACATGAACAGCTTTTCAGGCTCGTCGCCAACCAGTTCGGCCCGACTGACCGTCCTCATGCCCACGGCCGCCGCCTGATCTCGAGCTGGTAGCGCAACGGACTCATGGGTTGCACGCCGAGTTTGCGCGCATACCAGTACACCCGCAGCGCCTGGCTCGCGCGTTGAAACTCCCGACGTTTTGCGTTGCAGCGCACCGTGCACTGGTTCCGTTCGTAGACGTGGATCGGACAGATGACGAGACCGGTGGTCACTCGCCCTCAGTCGCATTCGCGTGACTGCCGCGACGGCGCACCCCCCGCGACGGAACCACGGTGCCGTTGGTGTGCGGCTCCTCCTCGAGCGGCAACTCCTGCTGGACCGGCGCCACGTCGACCAGCACGGTCTTGCTCACAAACCGCGTGAGGTGGACCACGTCGGACGGCTCGTTGCAGATCAGCACGATCTCGGCGACCGGATCCGGCGCCGACGCGGTGCCGGCCTTGAAGCCGATGCGTTTCAACGTGACTTCGGTAGACATGTCACTCGCCTCTCACAAACTTACTTAGCTAATCAAGCTGAGGGTGGGGGCAGGCCGCCCGGGGGACATGCCCGCATGGCTGGCTGCTGCTGAGCGCCACCCCACCCCTCAGTCCTCATGCGTGCAAGCGCTCGCCCGCCGCGTCCATGGCGGCGAAGTCCAGGTCGATGAAGCGCTGCGCCCAGACCGGCGCGACGCCGAGCTCGACCAGCTCCGCGCGCAGCCAGCGGTTGAGGTCCTCGAGCGTGGTGGCGTGTTCGGCGCGCCGCATCGCGCCCAGCATGAGCGCCGCCATGCGCGCGCGGAGGCACTCGGCACACACCCCCGGCGCGACGTCATCGGGCCCGCCGCTGAACGCATCGCCGATCTGGCGGCTGCAGTACCGACAGGTGTCAGGGTCGATCGCTTGCGTCATACCAGCGCTTCCTGCGCCGCCCCGGCCGCCGGTGGCAGATCACCCGCGAGCTCCGCTTTCTTCCACTCGACGCGCTGGCGTAGTGTCTCGATAGCGCGGTCGACCTGCTCGTGTGGCGCCGGCAACCCGAGCTTGCAGTCGTCGAAGGGCACCTCGAGCCGCGCCGCGTCCTCGATCAAGGTCGCCAGCTGCTCGGCGAGCGGCGTGCCGGTGGTCACCTGAGCCGGCGGCTTCCTGGCCTTGTTGGCCGTGTCGACCGCCCTGCGCAGGAGCTTGCCTTGCTCGATGATGTCCGACTCGCTCGCGTCCGCCTCGAGGTCCCAGGAGTGATCCTCGGGCGCGAACACGCCAGCCAGCGAGGCCTCGGCGAGCAGCGAGCCGTACAGCCGCCGCAGCTCGGGCCGGCGGTCCTCGACCTGGTCCTGGGCGTCGAAGATCTTCGCGTGGAGTGTGGCGTTCTCCTGCACCGTGCGCGTCGCCTGCGGCAGTGGGTCGTCGGCGGGCGCTTCATCGTCCACCTCGCCGAGCATCGGCTCGACGCCCGCGAGCTCCGCGGGGAAGGCCTTCCTCAAAGCGAGCGCTTCGGCGCATTTCGCGAGCATGCCCCGCGGCCGCGCGCGCCACACCTCGCCGATCGGGCCCGAGCCCGGGTAGTACTCGCTCCAGAACACCGTCGCCGAGAACGGGTGCTTTCTCCCACTCGCGCCGTCCTTCCGCCACACGGTAACGCTGGCCGATTCGGGAGCGGTGCTCCGGCTGCCGTCGATCGTCACCGTGCCGCGGAAGATCGCGTCGTCGGAGCCGGCATAGCAGCCCGAGCGCGCGGCCTGCAGGCGGTCCCCGTCGATGCCGGTCTGGAACACGAACTTGCCGCCCCGCGGGATCAGGTAGCACTGTTTGAGCAGCGGACTCAGCTTCATCGCGTCGGCGCGCGCGATGTACAGCAGCAACTCCTCGAGCGGCGTCGAGCGATCGACGGTGGCGGCGATGATGGCCACCTCGGCCGGCGTGTGGCCCGTGTACTCGGCGATCGACTGCAGCGTGAGCGACTCGCGTTCGGCGAGCGCGCCCGCGGTGGCCGGCCGGGCGGGGGCCATCTGTCGGTTGGGTGCGGTTGAGGGCATCTAGCAAGACCTCCAGAAGTGATTCACGAGCTCGCGCGCCAGGTGACCAGCAGCGAGAGCGCGGCGATCAACAGGAACCCGATCAACAGCCATCGCACCTAGCACAGCCCCCGCTGCACGACGACCCATTGGGAACGGAAGAACGCTTCGCCGCGAGCGGCCATGCGCGCCGCGGCACTCCACTCGCTCGCACGATCGCCAATCACCACGCCCCAGGCGCGCGCCGTCGATGGCAGCCATTGGAGCCAGCCGCGCGCCCCGCTCGAGGGATTGACCGCGCTGCCCGTGTGATTGGACTCGTAGCGCTCCACGCACAGCAGGCGCTGACCCAGCGCCCCACCAATCGGCACCGTGGATGCACCGGGGAGTAAGGTCGGTGCACCCACGGCCTGATCGGGCGAGCTCGGGGGAAGTTCGCCCACGGTCTCGCGCAGGTACTGGGCGGGCGGCACGCCCACCGTGGCCGCCGCAGCTCGCAGGTCCTGCGGATCTTTGTGGTGCTCGGCGGCGAGCGCCAGGACCTGGTCGTCGTCCGAAGCCAGGGCTTGATCAAGTTTCGCCGCGGTGAGCAACGACATGGCCATCAGCGTCGCCACCACCATCCGCCGCGCCATCAGACGACTTCGGCCTTTCCGCGCAGGCAATCGTGGCGCCGCGTCGGCGTCAACTCGTCGTGCGGCTTGCACAAAAACCGCTCACACAACGGGCACCAGGTCTCGACCGGCTGCCGGCACTCACCCTGTTCGCACTGGTCGGGCAGCGGTCGATCGTCTGGCACCAACACCAGGTAACCCTGGCTCACGTGAACAGCCCCGCGAGCTGGCGTACGACCCAGAGCGCCAGCCACACGCTCCCGAGGATCAACGCCAGCCCGAGAATCACCGACGCCACCACGCCGCTGCAGACGATGGTCGCCACGGCGACATCCAGCAGCCGGTCGCCCAGCGGACGGCGCCCGTGCCAGTGTCGCGGCGACGGAAACGTGTGATTGGCGTAGAAGCCGTTCCGCGGCCGTTGGGTGACGGGTTGGGTCATCAGAACGGTGCCTCGTCAGCGTCGAGGTCATCGACGTCAGCCGCGGTCCCGGAGGCATCCGCCGCGGCCGACGCCGAGCCACCGTTCCCGCGACCGACCGCAACGGCCTCGGGCGGGGTGGTCCCGTTGAGCTCGGCGACCGCGCGCGCGGTCTCGGCCTGCCAGGCCGCTTCTTGCTCTGCGCGTTCGCGCCTGCGGCGCTCCTTCTGCGCCTCGTCGCACGCCTTGTGCAGGTAACTGTCCTCATCGCCGAGCGGGTCGCCGCATTCGTTGCACAGCCGCAGTGGCGGGTTCATGCGCCGCCGCACCTCGCGGTTGACCGAGTGCCGCAGGTCGGCCTC